CAACGCCGTCAATAGCGGAATTATCTCACCCTCACCCTTAGGTTGGGTCAGTAGAGGGTATAGAGGCAACGGAAGCTTTGGATACTTTAGATACGGAACTAGCTTTTCAGCATCGGCGGAACTATGACATTTATGAAAATGGCCCAACTATTTCCTAACGGAAAAACAATTTATGAAGAGTCAGTCGTAAGACTGTCGGACAAAGCAACAGTTCCTTTTGCTCAAGGAAATAAAGATTATGCTGAATACCTTGATTGGCTACACGCTGGAAATGAACCCATTGAATTTGACATTCAACTATTGCAGGAAGAAATCTAATGGCTGAAGAAAACCATACTGTCAGGATCACCCAGGCCGACATTTACAAGAAGCAACTTGAGCACGGTGAGATCTTAGTAAAGGTTCTTCAAAAACTAGATCACCTTGACGACGTTCCGGATCGCATACGTGAAGTTGAACTGACTCTTGCCAGACTGGCGTGGATCGAACGTGTGGCTTACACAGGACTTGCGGCAGCGGTTGTTTCGCTCGTTGGTCTTCTAATAAACATGATAGGAAAGTAAATGAGCTGGTATCCAAACACTAAGAGCATACAAGATAACGGATTTGGCGGCAGTCGAAACGGATCACCAATAAACGGTGTTGTAATCCACCACGTAGCGGGAACCAACGGACTTTCATACGTTGCAAATAAAAACTCACGCAACTCTCACCCGACTTACCACATCGCGAACGATGGATCTGTGACAGGCATTGTAAATCCAGATCGTAGACCTTATTCGACGGGTGGACAACCTGATCCAAGCGCTGTGACTTTTGAAGTAGACAATTCTTCTACAGGCGGAGATTGGCCAGTATCGAGTGCCGCGGTCGAAGCACTTATTGACGTAATTGTTTATCATGCTAGCAACTCTCCTAGAGCAGGAAAAGGATTTGCTAAAAACATAAAAAACGAAACTCAATCTGAGTTCTTTATTGCTTGGCACTCACAATACGTCGCTACAGCTTGTCCGGGTCCGTTCCTGACTTCGCGACTGGATTACATAGTTGCTGAGTGCAACAAGAGATCAAAACCCGCGCCAACAAAACCTGCACCGTCAAAACCAAGTGCAAAGCCAATTTCTAAACCTAGTTCAATTGAGACTATTGCTCGTGAAGTTATTGCTGGCAAATGGGGCAACGGTCCGACAAGAGTCCAGAACTTGACTAGTGCAGGTCATGATGCAAAATCAGTTCAAGCGATGGTCAACCAAATACTAAATGGTAATGCACCGTCGGCGCCTGCAAAACCTGCACCATCGAAAACAGGATCTAAACCGCCTTTGTCAGGTTGGCTTAGAGTCGGATCGACTGGATCAAGCGTCAAATACGTTCAAGCCGCTTTAGGAATTACTCAAGACGGTATTTTCGGCAAGATAACTGAAAGACGCGTAAGAGAGTTTCAGCGCGCTCAAGGACTTGTGGTCGACGGTATTGTTGGTCCAATAACTTACGGCAGATTGTAAAAATACACTGTTGAATAAAAACAAGAAAGAAGGAAACTAATGGCTCAAACCTCTTGGCCTTTTGAAAACCAAAATACAACTGAGGTTCAATACTCGACCTTGTTTGACAGATTACAAAACAGCGGTGTAGCGGGCGATCCATCTGCCTCGGATCTTCAACCGTTCGGAGATAGCTCTGGCATGGTTGTAAAAGTTCCTGCTGGCTTTGCAATTGTTCGTGGACACGCTTACTTGTCAACTGCAACTGAAAACCTTACAGTAACAACTTCTGCCGCAAACCCTAGAATTGACATTGTTGCCTTAGAGTTGAACCCAACAGCAAACACCATTATTTTGAAAATGGTAGATGGAACTCCGGCAACTTCTCCTGTTCCACCAACACTTACCCAGACGACTGATGCAATTTATCAAATGGCCTTGGCGCAAGTTTTGGTTCCTGGAAGCGCAACAACAATTTCAGCTGGAAACGTAACTAGCGTTAGACAATTTTTAGGAACTCAGTGGGGTCGTTGGACAAGCGCAACACGTCCTGTTAGCCCAAGAGTCGGACTAGCTGGTTTGAACACAACTACAGGACAACCTGAATTTTGGACCGGAACTGCATGGGCTTCGTTTCTTGCAGACGGATCAGTAACAACCGCAAAACTTGCAGACGGATCAGTAACCACTGCAAAACTAAACTCAGCAGCTTCTATAAACTTTATTTCTGGCAAGCGCATAATTGTGCAGACAACAATGCCAAGCGCTCCTGTCGGCGGTTTCAATGTTGGCGACATTTGGATCTCTTACTAAAGAAAGCAGCTGACTAATGGCAAGCGCAAGTTATACATTCACGCATCTCAACGGATTTCAAACGCGGGTCGATCTTCAAGACGCGGCACCGGGAACTGTAAATTGGCAAGCTTATTTTATTCGGACTAACACGGCTTGGACAAGCTACAACCTAAACGTAGCGGGAAACTCAAACGCGCCTAGGATGAACATTGCTTTGGGCGGTATTACCCTTGGCGGCGGACTTGTTTATTACACTTATGACTTTCGCGGGTCCGCAATGCAATACACGATTGGATCAGGTTCAATTGGAGTTCCAACAGGTTCAACTTTATCTTTGAGCGGAACAAATGATCCTAAAGGATCGATGGGAATAGCTACAGCAAGCGGAAGCTTTTACACGATGCTTCCGTATCCGGTATTTACGGACGCAAGTATAAATCCAATTGCGATTCGCGGTCAGTCTTATTCGGACGGCGTGTTGGCAAGCAACGCACAAAGTTACTCAATTGTTTCAAGTTCATTGCCGACTGGTTTGAATTTCGACACTTCAACAGGAGCAATTACAGGAACGGCTACAACTACGTTTCAGTCTCGTTCTCCAGTATTTAGAGCTACAAACACAAGTGGATCAGTTGACACTGCCGCTCTTCCAATAACTGTAAATCCACCTGCACCAGTGTTTTCGGACTCTACTGTAAATCCAAACGCAAGCGTCGGATCTCCGTATTCAGACCAGGTTGTTGCAAGCGATGTTGTTAGTTATTCTGTTTTTTCTGGAGCACTTCCTGCGGGACTAAACCTAAACACATCGACAGGTGTTATCTCCGGAACTCCGACCACACCAGCTACTTACACTTTTGTGATCCGAGCGACAAACGTGACCGGAACCGCAAATACTCCTTCGCGCACTATTACGGTGATCAGTGCTGTCCGAGTTTGGACGGGTCCTGATAGCGATGATTTTGTTCCTGGACTCGTAAACGTATGGACAGGTCCTGACAACGACGATTTCGCGACAGGAATAGTTCAGGTCTGGGACGGGTCCACATTTGTACCAGCTAAATAAAAAAAAGAAAGAAGAAAAACATGTTTGAATTCACACCTGCACATCGCAAGTTTATCTATGGCTTAGTCGCCTTAGCAGTTCCAATGTTAGTTGCTTACGGAACCATTACAGACGTTATGGCTGCTCAAATCCTAAACGCCGTTGCTGCTCTTTTGAGCATTGGTGGATCAGCCTTGGCCTTCAAGAACGTGCCTGATCAAGACTAAAGCTTCGCCTGTAATTACCCTCCTTGGACTTCGGTTCAAGGGGGGTATTTTTTTTTTAGAAACACCTTGTTTGGTTGCGTGTACTTTTACCGGTTTCTTGCTATCTTTGATAAGAAGAAAGGAAACTTATGACACTGAATACTTTATTCGACATCGATCAGTCTGTAACTTTTGCTATTCTCGGTCGACCTTGCAAAGTAATCAAAGTAGTTGAAGCACTAGCTGAACCCTACAGGTCCGCAGCCGAACAACTTGCAAATACAACTTTTGCAAACGGTGGTCTTTCAGAAGATCAAGCCGCTGCAAAGTTTCTTGAAGCAGGAATAAAGATAGGTCGTACTTCAATTGGACGACACCGGAACGGATGGTGTACTTGCCGTCCAAACGAAAGGAATACGAATGACAGAAAACCCGCTTGATCGCTTGCTCAAAATTGGAACTGAAGGTGGAGCAGCGAACAGAGTCAGAAAAGAAAAGATACATCCTAAAGGTTGGGAACCATTAGTTCTCACCGAACGCGGCGGATACATTACAACGCCACCTCAAGCAGAACCGCCAAAAGACTGGAACGACTTTCTTTTACAGTTGCTTCCAGAAGGTATGGATCCAACTGATTACGAGGTTGACGGCTCGAGCGTAGAAATGAGGGCTTGGGACGGAAACATTGGAGAAGGAAACGTCAAACGCTTCTATTACTTCAAAGCTAAGCTTAGACGAAAGACTGAGCATAAAGACGTCGTAAACATTGCCGACATTTTTGACGCAGCAAGAAAAATCAAAGTTGTAAAGCCCAAAAAAGTTTCCTCGGTTGAACGAGCTTATTGGTTTCACCCAACTGACCTACAGGCTGGTCAAGGCGACGGTGACGGTATTCAAGGAATGGTTTCCAGGGCACTTGAAATTTCGCGCATTGTAAAAGAAGACATTGAAGCCCTTGAAAAGTCTGGAAAACCAGCAACCCAAATTTTTGTTCCAGTTACTGGAGACTTGGTTGAAGGTATTCTTGGCTGGTATGAAATGCAAACGTTTTCAGTTAGCCTTGATCGAAGGGATCAGGTAAAGCTAGCCAGAAGATTGCTTTCTGAAATTCTGCTTGACGTTGCGCAGCTTGGTTTGCCGGTTCACGTTGCCGTTGTACCTGGTAACCACGGTGAAAACAGAAACAACGGAAAAGCTTTTACAACATTGAGTGACAACGATGACATTGCTTTAGTTGAACAAATTGCTGAGGCTTTTGAACTGGCAAAGATAAAGTCCGTAACCTTTAGCTTTCCAGATCGCGAGCGACTAAGCTTGACGGTTGAGGTTCTTGGTTGGGTTGTTGGACTAACACACGGTCACATTGCTCGAGCCGGTGCCGGAACAGAAGGCAAGCTTCTAAACTGGTTCAAATCTATGGCGGCAACAAGAGATCCGATTGGCGATTCAGACATCTTGTTTACTGGTCATTACCATCACCCAAGGTTTCAATCGCTGATTGGGGACACGTACTGGATACAAGGTGGAGCTTTGTGTGACGCCTCGGCCTGGTTTAGTCAGTCAGCAGGTCTTGTAAATGATCCTTGTATTATGCGAGGAACAATTACCCGCGGACAAAAGGTTGAAACTGTAATGCCGTACTTCTGGCCTCGTAGCCGTCCAAGCGCTTTAGTGGTTGGTGCGGTTTGAGTTCGATAACTCCCGAGGAAATGAAAGTTGCTGAAAGAGTCGGAAAACGAGCGGCCTCGCGTTGGAAAAATGTTCAGGCTGAAGACGTTATTTCAGAATTGTATTTATGGCTTGCACTAAACCGTGAACCAATCGATCGTTGGAAAAACGAAGAAGGCGGGGATGGGAAGTTGTTTGTTACCCTCCGAAGAGAAGCCGCCAAGTATTGCGCTAAGGAAGAAGCAACAATTATTGGTCGACCACTGAGGCAAGATAACTTTTACACAGTGTCATTACTGAAAAGAGCGTTGCCGTTTGTTTTTGAGTCTGTTCCAGAAACGATTGCAAAAGTCAATCCTGTAACCGGCGAAAGTTATTCAACAGGTTCACCAGAAGACTTTGGAAATGCTCAAGCAATTATGGCTGACATTCGTGGCGCTCTTTACGGAATCAATCGTGAAATGAGAACAATTATTGAGCTGCGATACCGCGACGGTCTTACGCTCGAAGAAATTGGCGAGCTAAACAACGTTACAAAAGTTGCAGCGATGAATCGCGTTGACAGGGCGGTTCAAAGACTAAGCGACGCCCTCAGTGGTGAGCGGATCTAAACCGAGGTTCTTTCTTGCAGTTCGACGCTCAACCGCAGACATGCCTCCCCAGACCCCTGAGCTTTCGTGCTTGATCGCGTATTCAGCGCACTTGCTCATTACGGGACATTCACGACACATTCTTTTTGCGACCCAGGACATTCCGGCGTTTTGCTTATGATCAAAGAATACTTCACCAAGATCTGTACAAGGAACCTGGATCGAGCTGGCTGCTATGGCGTCCATAAGCTTGCACCAGTCTTTCATTTGATTAGAATTTCCAAACTGCATTTCTCCTCTTTTCTATCAATTTTGACCTAAATACTTAGGATTGTCCTAGGTAGGTAGTAAGGTAATAATACAACAAAAAAGAAAGCCACCAGTAACGAATCACCGGTGGCTTATCACCTAAACAGAGGAGTTGAATTAGATGACAATAGAAATAATAGCACAACCAGGATCAAACATCGGTCAAGCAATTTACATGGGTAACTTTGAAGCCGGAACTCAAGAGTGGCACGATTTGAGAAGCTTGGGTATTGGAGGCAGCGAGGTTGGAACCATTTGCGGATTGAATCCGTGGGAATCACCTTTTAGCCTTTGGGCAAAAAAGCTAAACAAAATTGAAAAAGAAAACGTAAGCAGCGAAGCCATGGAGTGGGGCAGACGCCTTGAGTCCGTAATTATGGAGAAATTTATTGAAGAGCATCAAGAGCTTGAAGTTGTTTCCTCGCCCGGAACTTATCATCACAAAGATCGGCCGTGGCAAATTGCCAACCCAGACGGCATTGCGGTAAACAAACAAACAGGTGAAAACATAATCGTCGAAATCAAAACTGCTAGATACGAAGACGACTGGGCAAACGGTGTTCCTGAATACTACCGGACACAGGTTCTTTGGTACTTGCAAACATTTGGTTTCTCACAGGCTTATGTTGTTGCCTTGTTCAGCGGATCAAAGTATCGCGAATACGAGGTTTCAGCCGATAACTTTGAACAGGAAGCAAACCTTGAAAAAGTTCAAAACTTCAGAACGTATCTTGAAGAAGAAAAGCAGCCAGACTTTGACGGTGCAACTTCTACTTATGAAACTGTTAGAAAGCTTCACCCAGACATCGAAGACAGCGAAGTCGAGCTTGGTGACCTTGGTGTTTATTACTTCGAGGCTTTAGAAGCAGCTTCTGTAACTGATAAGAAGCTTATTGAAATGAAGTCGCGAGTACTCGACGCCATGAGCAAGTCAAAGCGCGGTCTTGTCGATGGCGCTTGGATGCTAACTCGTCAAGCCCGTTCTGGCGGCACACCTTACTTAGTAAACAAAAAACAATAAAAGAAAGAAAGAGGAAAAACAATGTTCAATTTGAACGATTACGAAACAGTTGAAGAGCGTCTGAAAAGAGCTCACGCAATGCACGACGATCTTAGGGTCGTTACTTACAACCACACCAATGCGGAAGATCGAGCTAATAAAACCTGGGTTGTTGAAGCCAGGATTTATCTAAACTCGGGCGACCAGTCAATGGATCTTGTCAAGGCAACTGGTTGGGCTTTTGAGGTTGACGGAGTTGGCATGGCGAACAAAACAAGCGCTTTGGAAAACTGTGAGACCAGTGCGATTGGAAGAGCCCTCGCGAACATGAATCTAAGCGGCAATAAACGAGCAAGCCGCGAAGAAATGGCAAAAGTTGAAAGAGCCGCAAAACCGCAGCGAGACTGGCAAGCTGAAATAACAGCGCTATCAAGTGTTGAAGCAGCGAAACAATTGTGGGACCAAGCAAGAACACAGAAGGCTCCGCAAGACGTCCAGGACGCAATCAAGGCTAAGGGTCAAACGTTCACCGATGCAAAACCTTCTGAGTAAACGTCAAATACTCATAGAGGCTTTGAACGAGGTTGTTGAGCTCCTGCTGATTATGAAATTGGCAGGGCTTGACACCAAATTGATACAAAAAGACGCTAACAGAATTGCAAAAAGATTAGCAACCGTAAACGAAAGGTTAGAACATGAATTTGATCAAGACTCCTGACAACATTATCAATGAACTCATTTCAATCCGAGATCAGGCGGCTAAGGGTGTTGACATTCAATTTGAGGCTGAGACAACTTTAGCCAATGCCCAGTTGGCTTTGGATCGAGCTGAGTCGCTCGCCCTTCTTGAATCGCAGGGAACCGTGGTTGATCGTCAGGCAACCGCAAAACTAAAAACCGAGGAAGAACGATTAGCTGTTGATCTTGCAAAGGCCCAGTTGAACAGGGTCAAGACAAAGCTGCGAATGTTGTCCGAATCACAAATGAGCGTACAAACCCAGGCACGAATGGTTGAGCTCACCTATCGATCGGCCGGTCTTGGAGAGCGTTAGAGAAACCTGTTCTTGTGGTGCCCAGTTCAAAATCAAAACAGACAAGGCCATGCGATCAGTCCGGGAATGGCGAAAGCAGCACAATTGCCTGGATAAGCCTACGGAGCCACCAGAGGCCCGTGAAGTCGTTATGACCGCCCAGGTTGAGAATGCTATTGGTTTCAGGGTTGAGGGCCTCACGGTCGCCACACGGGATTATGAACCAGACTGGGAAGAAGATTGAAGCCCAAAGAGTTTCAGAAGCTTATTGATCGTGATGAATCCTGTCTTCACTGCGGCGAAACTGAACGTATCAGCCCCAACCATCGAATCAATCGTGGAATGGGAGGCAGCAAGATCCTCAACCGACCAAGTAACCTCGTTCTTCTTTGTTCCGAGGTCAATGGCCTGATTGAATCAAACTGGCTTTACCGGGAGCTTGCCTTGCAATACGGTTGGAAGCTCGAGCGCTGGCAGGTCCCCGAAGAGTCCCCAGTATTCAATTCAAAGACCTGGAAATGGGAGCTTTTGGACAATTACTACAAAAAGGTAACAATTGAAGAAACAGGTCAAAATGTACCAAAATAGGCCTGAATAGCGCTATAGTTGAACTATCAGCTAAACGGCTGATCAAAGAAACAGAGGAGAAACAAATGACACAGATCCAGGACATCATGGAAATCATGAATGTTTCAAAAGAAGAAGCAATTGAAATTGAAGAAGTTGTTGCAAAAGAACATCTACTTGACTGGTCCGAAGCTAGCCTAAGACAATACAGAAACGCTTTCAAAATTGCTCAGGTTTTTATTGCTAACGGAAAAAGCTGGGAGTAATCATGAACTTTGCAGAAAGACAAGAAGCCTCGGTTGCAAAAGCCCTTGGTTCATTAGCTTATGAATCAATTTTTATTATGCCTACAAGCAGCGAACACTGGACAAGAATTTCCGTCCAGGACGCTGATCTTACTTTAGAAGAAGTTAGCAAACTTCTTGGTAAAAAATTCACTGTTAGAAATGATTACGTTGACCCACGAACTTTCTGGGCGTGCGACAATAAAATTGCAAAGGAGATGACTCGATGAAAGCTCGAATTGTTTTTGAAAACGCAAAATTCACCGTATACGATGACTCAATGGGTGTAAGTGTTTCACCAATCGATGATTTGACCTCGCCGGAGTTATCTTTAGCTTTGGGCAAATTGTTTGATGAGCTGCAAGAAGCTGGTTACAGTTTTCTTGAATCAGTCGAAGAACTTGAAGGCGAGGTGCTTTCCTAATGGCCGCGTTTGCAAGAGCAACTGACCCAATAACTTCCCACTGGGCTGCTGAATCAATTACAAATTCAACTCAAGTTCAAAAAGTTATTTTACAATTACTTGTAAACCCAATGACTGATTTTGAGCTAGTTCTTGCTTTTGATAATCTTTGGCGAAACAGTGATCTTCCTGTTGGGCTTAGGGCTTCAGAAAGCGGAATTCGAACTAGGCGTGCAGAACTTGTTCGTGCCGGATTAGTTGAAGACTCCGGAAATAAGGTTACACTTGGTTCAGGTCGTAAAGCAATTATTTGGTCTTTGGTGCCTGATAAAAACGAAGGAAGGTTGTTCTAATGCCAATTATTATTCTTGAGGGAATTGACGGTTCCGGCAAGTCAACCCTTGCCGAGGAAATAGCTTTAGCTTCGCCGCTCAAAACAAAGCTGTTGCACCGTGGGCCAATACAACACCCAGTCAGGGTTGAATACGTTGATCCACTCTTTCACGTCAACCGTGATGAACTTTTGATTGCGGATCGTTGGCACGTTGGTGAAGTTATTTATGGACCAATTTACCGAGGTGTTTCGCAGGTCGAACCTTTCCTCGGATCAATTGAAGACATACTTGATAACTTCAACGCCGTAAAAATTGTTATGAGTCCGCCGCTTGATGTTGTAAAGCAAAGACTTGCCGAGCGCGGCGAAGATTATTTGCAGCCTGAACACGTTGAACAGGTTTATCAAGCTTATCAAGATTATGCAAAACAATGGGGCTGGACTTTGATTGAAGATTTGAACGCTTCCAGCCGTGTTCCTTACTTACTAAATGCAGCGATAGGAGATAGGTCAATTGCTTAGGATCGAAGACATAAGAGACGAACTTTCTTGGAAGTTTGAGCACAAAAAGTTTACTGGAAATACGGTTGAAATTATTGGTGAGTCTTTCCTCGCTGATCATGGAAGTATTTTCGGTTTAGAAAATGACGATTATTTGAAGCGCGAACTTGATTGGTACTTATCAGGCAGCTTGAACGTAAACGACATTCCTGGTGAGACTCCATTTATTTGGAAACAAGTTGCCAGCCACAACGGCGAAATAAACAGCAACTACGGACATTTACTGTTCGGCGAGGCAAACGGTTTTCAATACGACAACGTTTTCAAACACCTAATTGCCGATCCAGAAACAAGACGAGCAACTGCAGTTTATACAAGGCCAACAATTCATGCGGACTGGAACCGCGACGGTATGACGGACTTTATTTGTACGAACGCGGTGCAATACCTTATTCGTGATAATCGTCTTCAGGTTATTGTTCAAATGAGATCAAATGATGCCGTGTTTGGTTATAGAAACGATTATGCTTGGCACAAGTATGTTCAAGATCTTTTGGTCAAGGAGCTAAATGAACAAGGACTTCAAGTTTCAAGCGGTCACATTATTTGGAACGCTGCGAGCTTACACCTTTACGAAAGACACTTTTGGATAATTGAAAACTACATTGAAACTGGTTACCCTTTCCCAAAGCTAACAAAATGAGAAGCTCTTGGAACGATACCTGGTTACAGGTTGCGCAAGCCATGGCTGGAAGAAGCAATTGTTCTAACCGCCAGGTTGGCGCAGTAATTGTTGATCCAAGTAATCGGCCAGTTTCGGTTGGTTACAACGGACCACCAAGCGGCTATCAATACGATGATTCTTGTTCAACGTATTGTCCGAGGTCAAACAGTCAAGATCGAACTTCAAGTTATTCAAACTGCGTAAGTGTTCACGCCGAAGCAAATGCTCTTATTTTTGCTGATCGAAGAAGCTATCAGGGTGGAACTATTTACATTACTAATCCGTGCTGCTGGGATTGCTCAAAGCTGGTTGCAAATTCAGGTTTGAAGAAAGTTGTTTTTATTGTTTCCAAAGTTGATGAACACGCTAACATAGATACACCAGTCAAGTTTCTGGAGTCATGCGGACTTCAGGTTGAAATAGAAATGAGGAGAAACAATTGAAGAATACATTTCAAGATGCTTTGAAGGCTCAACACAGTTTACAGGTCAAAAGCTTTGGTTCAGATCCAAGCAAGCTAACTGAAGAAGAAAAAATTGAATGGATACGCTGGAACATGTTAGCCTTGATGGACGAGCTGCATGAAGGATTGGCGGAGACGGGTTGGAAACCTTGGGCTAAGTCTAAGCATGTAAACAGAGACGCCTTTGTAAGCGAACTTGTTGACGCCTTTCATTTTCTTATGAACTTGATGTTGGTTGTTGACTGTTCGGCCGACGAATTTTTAGACAAGTACTTTGTCAAGCGTGGGTTGAACGAGGCAAGACAGGCTAACGGATACGACGGTATTGCAGGTAAGTGCTTCACCTGTAAGAGAGCCCTTGACGATACCGCGGTAACTTGCACTGAATTTGCTTGCTGCGAGGATTCTGAATGAGTATTGAAGCGGTTGCCTTAGCACTTCACCATAGCAAAGCGTCCGGAACAACCAAGTTGGTATTGATCGGAATTGCAAATCACCTCGGTGACGGAGGCGCTTGGCCTTCTGTAGAAACACTAAGTCGTTACGCTAACACGTCAACTAGGCAGGTCCAGAGGTCCATACAGGAGCTTTTAGGTCTTGGCGAAGTTGAAGTATACCTGCAAGGCGGAAACGGTCGTATGGCTGGCTACAGGACTAACAGGTACGAAATTCGACTTGTTTGTCCCGCTGCGTGCGACGGATCAGTCAATCACAAAGTTGCAAGAGGGGCGACATCGGCGTCACTCAAGGGGCGACTTGTGCGTCACCCTAGGGGCGACGTAGACGTCACCTTAGGGGCGACACCAGCGTCACGCAAACCATACAATAAACCATCAGGTAAACCATCAAATAAACCACTTGATCAAAACAAGTTTGATCATGCGGATTTTGAAGACTTTTGGAACAGGTATCCGAGGAGAGTTGGCAAAGCCGCTGCGTCAAAAACTTTTTCAAAAATTATAGATTCTGGGATTGACTCAAAGACTATAGTTGAAGCTGCGGAAAGGCTTGCGTCAGATCCGAACCTGCCAGTGACCCAGTTCATACCCTACCCAACAACCTGGTTGAACCGACAGGGTTGGGAAGACGAACCGTATCCAGTCAGGGAGCTGTCCGCCGACGAAAAAGCTGAGAAGCTAAGGTTGTCAAGATCAAAGCAAATGGATTCGGACAAAGCAACCACTAAAAAGATTATTGAAGAAACTAGGCTTGCCGAAGAACTAGCAAAAGCAAATCCGGCGAAAAAATGTGAGCATGACCGAATTGCAGTAATTTGCAAGGCTTGCTTACGCAGCAAAAAGAGCAACTTGCAGTAATGTTGCTACTAGTGCCCACGGCTAGCAGTGGGACCCAAACAAAGAAAGAAGAAACACATGGCACTAAACATCGAGTTCGAAGGCTACGTCAACGAGGTCAAAACTTTTGACTGGGGTCGAGTTGCGAAGTTGAGTCACGCACAAAGAGCAAAGAACCAAACCACTGGCGAGTGGGAAACTGTTGGAAAAGATTACATTGACGTCACTTTGCCAGACGACGCAATTTCACCAACTGAAAACACAATTGTAAACGTTCGCGGATCGTTGAAGGTTTCAACGTATCAGAAACTGGACGGTACAACTGGCGTTGGCATGAAAGTCCGTGCAAAAGAAATTTCACCGGTTGTTCGTGGATCACGACCAGCAACACAGGTTTCAGACACCTGGTGATAGCAGTTATTTTGGCGTGGGGGCAGGCGGCATTGCTGTTTGCCCTCATTGCCGAAGCTGAGTCAAGTCTTTTGATTTCAATCGGTTACGTGGTTGCGTGTTATTTAGTTATTGCTGGCGCAATCACCGGATACTTGACGAGTCGATACCATGGCTAGAAAAGAACTTTATTTCACCGCGTACGGTATTCCTGCGCCGCAAGGATCAAAGAATGTTTACAACGGTCGAGTAGTTGAGGCGTCAAAAAACTTGAAGCCTTGGAGAAAGACGGTTGCAGAAGCCGTGTTTCAAGCGTGGCATCAAACAGCTGATGAAAGTATTTTTACCGATCCAGTTGTTATCAAAGCGACATTCCTGCTGCCCAAGCCCAAAACTGTAAAACGTATTTTGCCAACAGTCCCGCCTGACCTCGATAAACTTTGTCGAGCTTTAGGAGACGCGCTTTCAATTGATTCACCCTGTCTTGAAAACGATTCGCTAATTGTTGGCTGGAGATCAAGCAAGGTTTATGTAACAGACCTGTCTGATGCTGGAGTCAGGGTTTCAATAAAGTCGGTCAACCTGGACGGTTTTGACGGATCGCAAACTTCCCTGGAAGAATTGATTGAAAAGGCCTTTGAAAACAAGCCTTTTAGCCAATTGCAACAGTTTGGCAACATTACATAATTTTGGCTAAAATGACCCATTTAGGCACAAAACAGGGCATAATAAATACATAAGCCAAACGGCTTTGTAAATAGAAACAGAGGAGATCCAAATGAACACCCTAGAAACTCGCTTCGAAGAAGCTATGAAAGAAATTCGCAAGAACGGTGTAAAGGCAAGACGCAACGTACCAGGTTGCTGCAGCGGTTGCATTGATCTTGGTGTTGCAGAAGATGCCGCAATTATTTGGCACTTTGGTGGTCAGGGAAATCACTTCAAAATTGATTGTGATGACTCTTATCTTTACTACGATCGCAACCAAAAATCCGTTGAACAGGTTTACTTCAACCACAACGGATTGATTGATGAAAACGGAATTACTAAAGCCGGCATTTCTGTTCTGAACATTTTTGGCAAGCATGGAATTGTGGTTGAATGGCCAGAGTCAAGTGCTCACTGTTTGATCATTGACTTCAAGAAGTCTGTAGCGGAATTGGTGGTTGCATAATGATTGAATTTATTGACGGCAACTACAAACTGACTTTGAACGATTCAGAGCTGCTTTTTACAGAAGCAGAAATGAAACAAATTGCAATGAGCGTTATTGATTTTCTTGACGTTGACACCGACAAGGCACTTGACGATGAGTGGATCAACTGGCTTTCTGATTACGAGGAAGATAACTAATGGCTACATACAAAGTTGAATTGAACGGTCACACAATAACAGTTGTTGTTGACAAGGGAATGTTTGACGAAGGCTTAGTTGTTGAGTCGACAGTTGGAGATCTTAGTTTTGAGACTCTTGAAATTGGACCCGCAGCGGTTGAAGCTTTACGAGCTTACTTTGTTGAGGGGAGAGATCGTGGCTAGGCACAGAAGACAGGCAACCAGTTTGCACAGAAGACTATTCGAAATTCGTCTTACACTTGAAAACCGTTGGCACGCGTTTTGGAAACCAGCTTTGAAAAGGAGGTTCATCAAATGAAGTTTGTACTTGCTACAGGCCTTTCGTGGGTTTTTGTTGAAGGTATCGTTGCCATTGCGAACAGAAACACGCCGCTGGCATCAGCGACTGTTCTTGTTTTAGTGGTCCTTGGCGCGGGTTACTTTGCTGAAAAGTTTCAAAAATAAAACTAATAAAGGAGAAAGCAGTGATTGACTGGAAAGAGCCACCGGTTCAAAAAAACCGTAATTGGCAAACTATTGCGAGCGAGATCAAGTCTCGTCCTGGTAGTTGGGCCTTTATCGGTGAAATGGGCGTGAGTGCGGCTTACAGGTACGCAAAAGCTTATGACTTTGAAATCCGAGTTGCAAACCGTAATGGCTCACGGGCCGAAATTTACATGAAAACAAACTAAGAAAAGAGGAAATAATGGCAACGTATAAACCACCAAAGTTGGTCCAGGACGCAGCGGCAAGAGCCGTTGAATGGATTGCTGAAGGAAAAGCAGGATCAGGATTTACCGCCGTTGGACGAACAAGAGCTTCACAACTAGCAAACGGTAATCCTGTAAGCGATGATACGATCAACAGAATGAGATCTTATTTTGCTCGTCACGCCGTCGACAAGAAGGCAAAAGGTTTCAGCCGAGGAGAAGCCGGTTATCCGTCTCCTGGTCGCGTTGCTTGGGACGCCTGGGGTGGAGACCCTGGCGAAATTTGGGTAAACAGTAGTCAGTTTAGAAAGGACTAAAAGAATGGCGCAGAGGAGTGACCCAGTTGAAATTTGGTGGCTTGATTTAGAACGCGAAAGATACGATACTAGCTGGCGCAAGCAAACACCAATTGCTGCGCAAGCCGTTGACGGTATTCTTACAACAGAACACGTCAACAATGCGTTTCACCTCGGAAGATACGAAGAAGGCGCAAGAGATCGCAGCGCAATACTTGCTTACAATAAAGCTAAGGGAGCAAAGAAATGAATAATCAAGTTTTACCAATCAAAGAGTTTGCGACCCTTAGGCACAAGATTTGGCTGCGGAAAACTTACGGTTATAGTCTTGATCTTGAAGAAAGCGCCGTATTGGATCAGCATCACTACACAAACATTTGGCGCGAACTTGATCGAAACAGCATTTACCTGTTCAATGAAATTCAAGGTTGGGCAGTTGCCGATCATTTTGAATACACGTTTGCTCAAACAGTTGCTGACACAATTCGATTCAGACTATTCAACAAAATTGAAACGTCTCAGGCAATGCTTCAAGAGTTTGATACTCTAGAAAATGCGTTTGCAAACCCAATTCGGTTATACGGGTTTTTGAGCAATAGAAAGGCAAACTTTACTGGGGCTTATGTTCGATGCCCAGACCTGTCGCAGCTATGCCATGCAACAAGCAACAAAGATTTGATTCCCGCAGCGGAAGCAATCAGCCGTGCAATAGTTCTTGAAAGAGACGCTCGCAAAGCTTGGCAATTACTGCGGTCAATCTTTAGTATTGGCGACTTCCTTGCTGATCAGCTTCTTATGGACCTCGTATGGGTTGGCAGTGCATTAGACGCAGCGAATAATTCAGTAAGCAATTGGTTTAGTCCTGCAATGGGGCCTGGTGCAAAAGCTGGGCTCAAGTATTGCGAAGATACTGATCAAGGTAACCTAAAGAGTTTGCAGTCTGAGCTTTCTGACGCATTTGACTTTTTACCAATGCCAATGCTATTCGAAAACACAACACGGCTAAAGTTCGATGATCGCGCTCTTGAGCATACTCTTTGCGAATACTTCAAACACGTTAAGTTCCAAAACCGAGGTAATAGCAAAGTCAAAATGCGAACCTATAAGCCCGCAACTGACTACAAGGTTGCACGACTGCCATTTACCTGGAGCGATCCGCAGGAAGTATTGTTATGACGTCTATGTATGGTTGGTGCTTGACCGGTTGGCATGAGGCCTGTTGGGAAAGTAATTTGGAACAGAAGTGCACATGTAATTGCCACACAACGCAGCCGAAGGAAGAAGAAAAAAATGACTGAAAGTATTGGAAAGAAAGAACTTGAGCAGCTTGAAGCACTAAGCGCAAGCCTTGATGAGCGCCTAGAAGCGTTGAAAGATACGACCTCGGAAACAGTTGTATTAGCTAACGAACTGGTTCAGCTAACTCAAATGCTTGCAAACATAAGGGAAACTATTGCCGGCGAAGACTAAACACGAAGCTTTTACTGAGCTTACAGAAGCCCAAGAGGCTTTAGATTTGGTTGTAAAAGAACTTCAAAAGGCTGTTACTGGAGACCTTTATGAGGCTTTAGCGGCTAATCGCAAGCGTTTGAACAAGGCTAAACGAGAAGCAAGAAACCACTGGAGACCTGGCGATCCACCAATCTTCTAAAGAATTTTTAGCTTTTGGGCTAACTTTCACCTATCAAAACACCTCTACTATTTATGAAGGCTCCACAAAACCACAGTCAAAGACTGCCTCAGGTTGAGTGTTGAGGGGCGGCGGTGGGAACTTCAAAGGGCTTGAATGGTTTCGACGTTGTACAAAGCGCACAATGCGAATACAACGCACTAGGGTTCAATTCCCTACAGGTCCACTCAGCTGTATTGGTATTGCAAGCTTAGTGTCTAAGGCCACGCAAATACCGCAAACCAGTATAGCTGTCTAGCCGAATAAAGAAAAGAAAAGACTTTTGCCCACGTACGAGTATCGATGTGAAGCAGGTCATGAATACCTGGAAGTCAGATCTATAAAAGAACCACAGGCAAGAACGAATTGCCCTGATTGTTCTAAGAACCTAATACGCCAGTACAAGACCGCAGCAGTGATCTTCAAGGGTCACGGTTGGGTTTCAACAGATAAGCTTACCTAATGCTTGCACCAACACCGTGTTTAGAAACAGGGTGCCGGGAGTATGTATTGAAAATGGGTAGATGTTCTAACCACCAGCGGCCATGGCAGAATTCGACACGTAAGGCCAGGCTACCCAGGGACTGGAACACTCGAAGGCTTGTTGTGTTGAAGCGAGACAAAGGAATCTGTTACGTTTGCAACCAACCAGGAGCTGATGCAGTCGACCACGTAATCGCTGGCGACGACCACAGCTTGACGAACCTGAAAGCTATCCACGATCACGTCGAACCTCATTGCCATAGGGCAAAGAGTAGTCAAGAAGGCAACGAAGCCAAGAAGTCTATGAGAATCAAACGACGGTTCTAATCTACCCCAGGCGGTATGCCCCCTCCCCCTATAGGATCGGTCACGAGGCGGTTAGCGTATGAATGCAACCTTGAAAGCAAAGGGGGCGGTTCAAATAAGACCTAAAACTAAGAAGTCCGCATGGACACAAGACAAGGAGCCGCATGGCCACCGGAAGACCGACAGGAAGACCTGCCAAACCCGCAGAAATGCAAAGAGCCTTGGGAAACCCAGGTCACAAAACACTTCCACCCGCACCAGGACCTGGAAGCGGGATTGACGGAATTAGTTCGATCCCAGAAGCTCCGTTGTCATTACTTGATCCTGGACTCGAGCTTTGGAATCACACCTGGGAAGCTGGTCGTCAGTGGCTTGCTCCAGCTGCAGACCGAACAACCGTTACTTTGTTGTGTGAAGCTTTCGATGAATACTCCGAGATCCGAAACGCGTTCGCGACCGGACTTGCTGAAAGAACGTACATTACCAGCAATGGGTCAATTGTTACTCACCCATACATAAGCCAGATGAAAGAGCTGCGAGCTCAAATGACAGCCTGGCTTTCTTCGTTAGGTTTTTCACCGGCGGACAGGGCAAGATTAGGCCTTGCAGAAGTCAGGGTTCGTGATGAACTCGATGACTTACAAAAGCGCCGACAAGAGCGTGCTGGCAACCGCGGCTGACGCTTGGGCTCCTGCTTGGTCAGTTCCAACCCTATCCGACCACACCAGGGGGCCGGACGTTTCAGACTTCGCAGCAACACTTTTGAAAGCTTCTCGCGGCTTCAAGGCCGGCGAACCTTTAGAATTTACAAGCTGGCAAAACTGGCTTATGGACAGGCTTTTAGAACTTGATCCAGAAACAAATTTACTTCGCTATCGCAGGGCTGTAATCGGACTTCCAAGGAAAAACGGAAAAAGTTTATTAGGAACGGCGTTAGCTCTTGAGCACCTAGTTCACGGACCGCAAGGTGGTCAGATTTATTCGGCCGCTTCCGATCGTCAACAAGCCAAAATTGTTTTTGGTGAAGCGCGCCAACAGGTTCTTGATAATCCCGCACTTTCTCGAATTGTAAAAGTTTATAGAGACGCACTAGAGCTTCCGAGTAAAGGAAGCGTTTATAGAGCCTTGTCAGCTGATGCAATGCGAGCCCACGGTCTTGCACCGTCGCTTGTTGTTGCTGATGAATTGCATGCTTGGCCTTCTTCGATTAGCAATACCCGTGGCGATGAGCTTTGGGAAGCGCTTACTCAAGGATCGGCCGATAGACCCGAATCGCTTGTTGTCGGTATCACGACCGCGGGTGGAAACACTGACACTTTGCTTGGACGTTTGTATGAGCACGGAAAAAGAGTTGCCGCTGGAGAAATTGACGATCCGCAGTTCGGGTTTTGGTGGTGGGAAGCTGGCCAAGACGCCGATCCGACAAACCCGGCAAGCTGGACCATCGCAAACCCAAACCTGGCTGAAGGACTACTTGACCAGGGAGACTTTGAAGCTGCCATTGCTTCGGCAGGATCTGCAGGCTTCGCAGGCTTCCAGCGTTATAGACTCAACCAGTGGGTTAGATTAGCCGGTGAAGACTTTATTAGTCCGCATCACTGGTCCGAGGCACTAAGAGAAACCACAATCAAACCAGGCGCAAAAATTTGTGCTGGTTTTGACGGTTCTGTATCAGGTGACGCAACAGGGCTTGTTGCTATTGATGTTGAAACAGGAACACTAAAAGTTTTGAACGTTTGGGAACCTGATCCGCAAGATCCTGAATGGACGGTCGACCGCGCAGACGTCAACGCTTCTATTGAGCGGATGTTTGCTGAATACGACGTACAATTGTTTTGGTGCGATCCAAGCTTTTACGAGCCTGATGTTCTTGAATGGTCAAAACGCTGGCGCAGAAAAGTTGAGCGTATTCCACCAACCAACCACAGAATAGCACCAATGGCGCAACAGTTTTTAGCCGATCTTGTAGCCAAAGAGATCGGTCATGACGGCGATCCAAGACTTCAGAGACACGTTCTGAATGCGGTTGCTACAGAGTCAGGCTCTTTCCGTAAGGAGAAGCGTGGTTCACCACGAAAAGTTGACCTCTTGGCATGTTCAGTTCTTGCTAATGGGGCAAGATCAGTAATCAAAGACCGCAAGACATCTACTACTCGAAAGGCTATCATTTTATGAGCCTAACTCCAGATGAACTTGGCATAGTTGACCACTTGTTCAGGAAACTGCAAAGCCACGATGCAAAGAATGCAGAACTGGGTCGCTATTACGAAGGTAAAAACCGACTAAAAGATCTTCGCATTTCAATCCCACCACAACTAACAGCTGTTCAATCCGTTGTTGGTTGGGCCGGAACCGCTGTTGACGTACTTGAAGAGCGCCTAGACCTTGAAGGGTACATTGGTGGCGATGCTTTTGGTTTGAATGAAATTTTCCGTGCAAACGAACTTGATCTTGAGTCAACCCTTGGTCATCGTGATGCACTTACTTTTGGAACCGGTTTTATTGTTGTTGGTAAAGGCCGCGAAGGCGAGCCTGACCCGCTAATTACAATTGAGTCGCCAACAACCATGACTGCTCATTACGACATGAGAACAAGACGCTTGTCCGCAGCTCTTTTAGTTCACAGATCTGAAAATGGCGTGCCAAATTTTGGAACCTTGTATCTGCCAGATGTGAACATTAGCCTTGAGTATGCAAACGGAATGTGGTTTGACGTTGACCGTGACGAGCACAGGCTTGGTCGAGTATTAGTTGCTTCATTACCTAATAACCCACGCAGCTCGGATCCTTATGGCCGATCAGAAATTACCCCTGCAGTTAGAAGCTATACAGATAGCGCAATGAGAACATTGCTTGGTGCTGAAGTTGCAAGAGAGTTTTATTCAGCTCCGCAGCGTTACATTCTTGGAGCACCTGAAGACATTTTTACCGATGCTGACGGAAATCCTTTGAACCCTTGGACTGTTTATCAAGGTCGTTACCTTGGAGTTCCAACAAATGAAGATGGTCAAGTTCCTCAGGTCGGACAGTTTGCCGCAAACTCTACTTCACCATACTTTGAGCAGATCAGGGCTTATGCTCAGTTGCTTGCCGCCGAAACAGCAATACCTTCTTCTTACCTCGGTTTCCAAACAGACAACCCATCAAGTGCCGATGCAATTCGCCAAATGGAAGCAAGACTTGTAAAGCGCGCTGAAAGACGCCAGAAGCAATTTGGTCGCACTTGGGCGGAAGTTGCTAGACTAGCGCTATTGGTTCGCGACGGATCAATCCCAGCAGAAGCAAGTTCTATTCGCCCAATCTGGCGAGACGCTTCAACTCCTACAAGAGCTGCAGCCGCGGACGAAGCCGTGAAGCTAATTGCTGCCGGTGTATTGCTTGGAGACTCAGAAGTTACTTACAACCGCATTGGTCTTACTGACTCGGATAAAGAAGTTCTAAAGGCCGAGAAGCGAGTTGCTAGGGCAACAAATTTAGTTGGTAACCTTGCAGCTGCAGCAACGGCCGCCTCACAGAGCAATCCAACGGTTGCAGAACTAGCGAGCAGGCGTGTCACTTCTTAGTGATCACCGGGACGCAATAAACAACATAGCTACTTTAGCAATGGCCGAGGTTGTTGGCGTTTTGACATTAGTAAAAGATGAGCCTGTAAACGATGTTGCTGGAGCTTTACGAGAAACAATCCCAGCTATAGCTTCAGAGTTTTCTACAGCCGCCCAGGTTGTATCGGCAAACTATTACAATGAAAGCCGGGCTTTAGCAAACCTTTCGACTGATTACTCAGCACAAATTTTTGATTACGACACGGTAACACCGGCTAATGCAGCAATAGGTTTTGCAATAGCAAATACCTATAACGATAGACCATTTGAAACAGTCGTTTCCTTGTTAGCCGGGAATGTCCAGCGCTTAGTCGCTGGAGCAGACCGGGAAAATTTATCTCTTAACATTGTTTCTGACCCAGGCGGAAAAAAATACGAAAGAATTCCAAGTTCTGATGCTTGCGCATTTTGCCTGACAATGGCTGCAGTGGCTGAAGTAAGAAAAACAAATTCATTTTCAAAGTATCATGATTTTTGCAGGTGCACTTCAAGACCAATTTTTGAAGGAGAAAGCCCGACGGAGCTTCCTATTTTTTCTCAAGTAAGATCTGCTTACGCATTAGCAAACAAAGAGTTACAAGCAAGGCGTGAAGAAGTGGGCTATCTAAGTTTCAAAAGAAACGTTGCTGCAAAAAAATTTCCAGAATTGACACTGACTACAAAAAACCACCTGAGGTTGGTTCGCCAAATTACAGGTTGGAATTAGACTTCCGGCACATCGTCGGACGCAGCCGCATGGCTGATTATCCTGCATAGGAGCAAAACGCAATGAGTGAAGAAATCACTACACCAGTTGAAGAAGCAACAACCAACGAATCAGTTTCAGAACCGCAGGGTTCACCAGAAATTGATTGGAAGGCTGAAGCTCGCAAATGGGAAACTCGGGCTAAAGCAGATCACGAAGCTGCTAATCAATGGCGCGAGTTCGAAACAAGTCAAAAATCTGAAGTTGAAAAGATGGCCGACGAATTGGCTCGTTTCAAAGCCGAAGCTTCTGAGTCTTCGACTAAATTGCTGAAGTTTGAAGTTGCCTCTCAGAAGGGCATTCCAACAGACGCGCTCGATCTGCTGCACGGAACAACTCGTCAAGAGTTGGAAAGCGCGGCTGACAAACTGCTTTCGCTCATTGCGGATCAGTCAAAACCAAACACTCCAAAGCCGGACTTGAACCAGGGAAAACCATCTTCGGGTGGTCAGTCTACTGGGGATCAGTTCGCCGCTGCTTTGGCAAACATACTCTAAGAAAGAGAGAACAACCACATGGTTGACATCAATAGAAGCACCTCAGGCGTTTACCTGCCTGAAGCAGTATCCGGAGAAATCTTGGCAAAGGTCCAGGAAGCATCCGTCATTCAGACCGCTGCACGTCGTCTTGCACTTCCAGGTTCAGGCGCAGCAGTTAGCATCATCACAGGCGAGCCAGTTGCTTCATGGGTTGGCGAGACTGACGAGAAGCCAGTTTCTAACCCAACCGTTAGCAACAAGGTTCTTCGTCCTTACAAGTTGGCAGTAATCGAGACTTTCTCAAACGAGTTCCGTCGCGACCTACCTGCACTTTACTCAGCACTAGCAGACAGACTTCCTGCTGCTCTTGCAAAGAAGTTCGACACAACTGCATTCCACGGAACCGCACCGGGTTCAGACTTTGACACTCTAGCATCTGCTGGATCTCAGGTTCTTGACTACAACGGTATGGTTGCTGCTCTATCTGCAATCGGCGCATCCGGTTACGACATGAACGGAATCATTGTTTCCCCTCAGGGAGAAGCAAAGCTTCTAGGCGAGAAGGACGATGTTCTTCGCCCGCTATTCATTAGTAACGCACAAACTGAAGGCGGAATTGGATCTGTTCTTGGACGTCCAGTTTTCAAGTCTCGTGCAGCTTACCTAGACACCACAACTGACGTACTTGGTTTTGCTGGTGACTGGTCACAGGCAATCTGGGGTCAGGTTGGCGACGTACAGATCAAGATCTCCGATCAGGCGACCTTGGTTTCTGGCGAGACCACAATCAACCTATTCCAGCAGAACATGTTCGCTGTTCTAGCAGAAATCGAAGTTGGTTTCCGCGTTGGCGACATTGCAGCTTTCAAGAAGCTAACTGCGTAATAGCAAAACTCGCGTGTCAGGAGACATCTATTTACATGGGTGTCTCCTGACACCACCCCAACAAATTTAGAAAGGCACTCATGAGCTGGACAACGCCGCAAGACGTACAAGACCGATGGGTTGGTGCAGGAGTTCCAACTGACACGGATCTCATTCAGGCCCTAATTGACGATGCCGAATCAGTAATTTTGTCTGAGTATCCAGGAATTCAAGTCCGGATCGATGACGACGAATTGCCCATCAATACGGTGATCCTAGTTGTTTGCCGTATGGTCACAAGACTTTTACGAAACCCTGAATCCCTAAATTACGTACAACAGACAACTGGTCCGTTTGGGCAGGCTCGCAACTTTGGAGATAACGTTGACATTTGGCTTTCTGCCGATGAAAAATCTCTACTCGCACCAAACAAATCTGGCAAAGCTTATTCATTCAATTCTGCGCCAGCAATGAGATCTCCGGATTACTGGCCTTTTCCAAACCCTGAAACAACTGAGCCAATTTGGAGACAGGTCAACTAAGCATGAGCTTCATTCGTGGCGGCGAAACAATCATTATCAGAAGGCGTTCAGTGACGTCTACAGACGATTACGGCAACCCAACCTATTCCACCACAACTATTACAATAAAGGACGCCCTGGTTGGTTTTGGGGCCACTGGGGAGCCTGTAGACGCGGCTAGGGATCCGATTGATAGCAAGATTACTGTTTATCTTCCAAATGGAACCGCCGTGCAAGTTGGAGATCTTTTTGTAATCAGAAATACTAATTGGGTTCAGGACGGACAGAGCCAGGATTGGTTAAGTCCGTTTACAGGATTTGACTCAGGGACTGTTGTTCACCTAAGGAAGCGCATTGGCTAACTCAGTTTACATAAACCTTGACAGAGCCGAAATAGGTAAACTTCTAAAGAGTTCAGAAGTTGCTAATTTTCTAAAAGAAGTTGGCGAAGACGTTGCTTCAAAAGCCGGACCTGACTTCCGTGTTGAAATTGATACGGAGTCTCGCAAAAGCCGTGTTGTTGCAAACGTTATTGATCCGCGACCGGAAGCGCGTTTTATTGAAATGCGAACTGGCGCATTAGCCAGAGCTTTAGGAGCCACTAAAAAATGATGCCAGCAGTTATTTTTCCTGACGTTGAAAAAGTTTTAGTTGCAGCTGTAAAAGCGGAATTAGAAGCACGATCAGAAACCTATGCTCAAGACGTTCACGTTTCAACAATAAAACCTGCCGCAGATCTAGTTCCTTATCCCACTAGGATCATTGTTATACGCGCAGACGGCGGACCAAAGCTTGATTGGGTGAGAAAGTCAGAAAGAGTTGGCATACAAATTTGGGCAAATACTTACGCAGACGCTTCGGATCTCGCCCGACTCATTGAAGCCCTATCTGTCACTATGACAGGCGAATCTATCAAACTTAGTCAAGTTGTTTTGTCCCCAATAAGAGTTGACGAAGCAGGACCGCAAGAGTGTCGCTACATGACACTAGAGCTAATTACAAAAGGCTCAACACTATAAATTTCAGCTCAAGCTGAAAACCGTAGCCACTGGCTACCTTTCGAAAGGAAATACAAATGGCACTAACCGCCGAAAACGTGGTAGTCGGAATTACGGGCGAAGTTTACGTTGGCCCAACAACTGCTGCTGCTCCAACAACCGCAACTTCAACCCTGACCGGATTTAGCTCACTTGGCTACGTATCCGCAGACGGAGTTGAGTTTGCATCAGACAAGTCAACAAACCAGATCAGAGCTTGGCAGAATGCCGACCTGGTCCGCGAAGTAATTACTGAAGGAACAGTTACTTACACATTCGCGTTGCTAGAAACAACTGAAGAAACTCTTGAGCTTTACTTCGGATCGACTTTGGTCGACGGCAAGATTGAGCTAAACCCGGTCAACACTGGAGGACGTAAGTCTTTTGTAATTGACATTGTGGACGGCGACAAAGTAATTCGTCACTACGTCCCAGCAGGAGAGGTTCTATCTGTAGAAGCACAGACAATTCAAAACGGAGAAGCCGTTTCTTACGGCGTTACTTTGACAGCTTACGCTTCCGCTGGTCGCGTTGCTGACATCTTCCACTCCGAATTCGAACCAGCTCCGTAACAAACTCCCAAGGGAGTGGGCGAAGCGGTCGACCTGCTCCCTTGGGTCTTCAAACTTACAGACCGCAAAATCTAACTAGGAAGTAAAAATGACCGCTAAAGACAAATACGAATTTGATCACAAAGGCAAAAAATACAGCGTTCCAGGTTTTGGCAGTTTGCCAGTTGGAGCTTTAAGAGCAGCAAGAAAAACCGTTGACGACGCCGACAAAGCGTTTACAATTATTGAATACATCTTGGGCGAAGACTCACCTGAACTAAAAGCTATTGACTCGATGACTGCAAAAGAATTTGCTGCTTGGCTCGAAGGTTGGACTCAAGGTGCGTCATTGGGGGAATCTGTAAGCTCTTAGAGATAATCGAAGAGCACCCATCAGAAATCGCATACGACCTGAGATCTCGTTTCAATTTTGGAATTCAGGACATAGGCATTTCAATACCTTGGATTGAAGCCGTAAGACTAATTGCTGTTTTGCTTCGTGATCCGTCTTCCTGGACTCAAGCCGCAAAAAACAATTGGGATTATCCTGTTGACAGAAACTGGATTGTAGCCTCCCACTCTTACGACTTATTGGCTATGGTCAACAGTAAGAAAAAGCCAAAACCGTACCCATCGCCTTGGCCTAACGCAAACGTCAACAGGCTTAGACCGAAGAAAGCACAATTGCGCTCACAGGTGCTAGAAAAACTTAGACTTATGAACCCGAAGGAATAACATGGCGTCCAGAATTGCAGAAGCTTATGTTCAAATTACACCTCGGATTGACGGCATTGCTTCAAAACTAAACTCGCAACTGTCAGGACAAATGTCTGCCGCAGGTGGAGTTGGTGGAGATGCACTTGCAAATGGAGTTGGTTCTGGTTTCGGTAGTCGCGTTGGACTTGCTCTTCAAGTTGGATTTGCCGCTGCAACTGTTGCAATTGGGTCTTTTGTAAAGTCAACAATAACCGCAGCAAGCGATTTTGGCGAATCCGCTAACGCCGTTCGAGTCGCTTACGGAGCTGCGGCCGGAGACATTGCTAAACTAGGATCAGATGCCGCAACCAGGTTGGGTGTCTCCTCCACTGATTTCAATAATGCCGCTGTTAGGTTTTCTGCTTTTGCAGAAAGAATTGCTGGCAGCGAAGGAGACGTTGCAGGTGTTGTCGGATCACTAACGGAAAGAGCCGCAGACTTTGCCTCTGTTTTCAACATTGACGTTTCTGAAGCACTTGGAGTTTTTCAGTCTGGTCTTGCAGGTGAAGCAGAACCGCTAAAAAGATTTGGTATAAATCTTCTTGACACCGAAGTCAAGGCTTACGCCGTAAGAGCAGGAATTGTTGCTCAGGGCGAAGCGTTGACAGAGACGCAAAAAGTTCAAGCTCGGTATGGTTTGCTACTTGAGTCAACTGCAAAAACACAGGGCGACTTTGCTAATACGTCTGACGGACTTGCTAACTCTCAGAGAATACTAAAAGCAAACTTCGAAGAACTAAAGATTACTGCTGGAACTGCACTTGCTCCGGCATTTGCTGTATTGGTGTCGGCGATAACTCCATTGATCCAACAAGCCGGACCTGCACTTGGAGCTTTATTTACTTCGCTCACTCCACTCTTCACTTCAGTCGCGGGTTTCTTACCGACTCTTGCAACTTTATTTGGCGGACTTGTTCCAATCATAAGTCTACTTTTTGACGCCTTTGTTTTGATAGTAGAAGCCGCACTGCCTTTTTTGATTGAATTATTCAACATGTTGCTCCCGATCCTAGATGCTCTTTTACCACCGATCATAGAAATAGTTGAAGCATTACTTCCTATGATCCCAGCAATCCTAGAAATCGTTCAAGCGTTTCTGCCATTGGTCATGCTGATCCTGCCGCTATTGATTGGTTTGATCAAGTTTCTTACTCCTGTCTTAGTAATTGTTGCGCAGGTAATAGCAGGCGTTCTTGGAGGTGCAGTCAGCTTTTTGACAGGAATTCTTGGCGGACTTCTTGTGATCCTGACTCCAATCTTTGAAGTTTTCAAAACTGTTTTTTACGGTATTGCTAACATAGTAATAACTGTCGCAAACATAATTATCGGCGGCATTGAGTTTATGGTCAACTCAATTATTGACGGTTTGAATTTTGTTATTGGTGCCCTGAACAAACTAAAGTTCAAAGCTCCTGACTGGGTTCCTCTAATTGGCGGACAAACATTTGGTTTCAAAATTGACCAGATAGCAAAAGCAAAAATTGGTCGAATTCCTGCACTAGCCGATGGCGGTTTTGTAGACCAACCGACTACTGCTCTAATTGGAGAAGCCGGACCGGAAGTTGTTATGCCTCTAAACAGGTTTGAGCAACTAATGGGAGTTGGAAGCCAAGCCGGTCAAACAATAAATTACTATGCAGCACCTAACCAGTCGCTTGATGCAGAGCAAGCTTTGTTGCAAGCCGTAAAGAGAGCCAGGGTAATTACAGGTTGGTAAACATTGACTTTTTTCTAATTGGCGCGAACAACGACTCAGTAAGTCTAAACGGACCAGACTACATTCTTGAGACTGGGACCACAGGTTTTGGAGTTCCACAACCAATTGTCAGGATCGATCCGAGTGCAGGAAACGGCGGCACATTCAAGTTTTTGAAACGCGGCATTAGAGTTTTGGACTTACCAATTACGGTTCTAAGCGAAACAGGTTTAGATCTGGAAGACAAGTTGCGCAGGCTTTCAAAAATTATGGCTCGTGACTTTGTTCTTCAAGGTCGATACGCAACGGGCGACATTTGGTCACTTACCTTATACATGGAAGGTGGCGCAGAAACTACTTTCGGATCTGACGCAAACCAAAAATTTGCTCGATGGGTAATAAGCGCAAGAGCTCCACAGCCTTTTTGGGTAAACTCAGAAGCAACAACTTTTAGCGTAACGGCGAGCGAAGTTCCTCGAGGTCTGCTAGGTGTAACCGTAGGATCACGATCACTTAGCCAATTACAGGTTAGTTCTGGTCAAGCACTTGGAACAATTTTGGTAAACAACCAAGGTGACGTTGAAACTCCTGTTTTTTGGCGTATTGACGGACCTGCAAGTTCTGTTGAAATTTCTTCAAACGGTTCTAGTTTTATTTACGAAGACCTGCTTGAAACTGGCGACTCGATTCTTATCAATACTGAGCTCGGAACTGTGACTACCCAAACAGGGACTAACGCTTATTCTGGGCTTGGTCCTGCACCAAAACTTTTTAGTCTTCAGGCCGGAGAAAGCACTGTAAACATTACCGCAACCGGAGCTGATTCAAACACAAAGATCAGCGGATCATTCAACCTAAGACGCGAGGTTCTTCACTAATGCAAGTTGTCGACCTAACCGTTGAGGTTCGCAATAGTTCTTTAGAAAGAGTTGCTCAGATCACTGAGCAGGAACTTGTTGGTTTTACTGTCGTGCTGAGGTTCAACAACGTTGGATCTTGGAAGGCGGTTTTACCGTCTGGCAGTTTTGCCGCAAGTCAACTTCGTCAACCTGGAGCAGGAATAATTGTCACTGGTCCAAATGGCGTAATTTTTACTGGTCCTACAACCGCAGCAAAAAAAGTCCAGACGTCAGACGATCCTGAGGGGACTTGGGAAATCGAAGGCGTTGACGATTCTGTTTTGCTTCTTGAAAGATTAGCTTACCCTGACCCTAGTCAACCAGATGCGGGTCTTCAAACAGCCGCATACGACGAACTAACAGGACTTGCATCGACTGTTTTGTATCACTATGTCGACGCAAACCTCGGACCATCTGCACCAGTCGAAAGACGCGTTCCAGGTTTGGCTTTAGCCGCCGACACGGGACTTGGCTCGACAATAACGGGCAGACTACGGTTTGAGGTTTTAGGATCGGCGTTTACTAAGCTGGCTTCTACAGACGGTTTGGGTTTTGACATAAAGCAGCAGGATAACGAATTAGTTTTTTCTGTTTATGAACCTGTTGACAGATCAGGCGACATCAGACTTGACGTTGCAAACAATAGACTTACAGCTTCTGAATACGCATACTCCAAGCCAAGTGTTACCCGGGCTATTGTTGCAGGGCAAGGACAAGGCGAACTGCGCGAAATACTTGAAGTCGCCAATACTCAGTCTGAAGATTCGGAAACCGCTTGGGGTCGAAGGATCGAAGTTTTCAAAGATCAAAGAGACGCTGAAGATTCAGCTTTACTTGAGCAATCCGGTCTTGAGCTGCTTGCTCAGGGCGGAAGAACTTTAGAAGGTATTTCTGTCAAGCCCGCGGACGACGGACTTATGCGTTATGGATACGACTGGAACCTTGGCGACAAAGTTAGCGTTGTTGCGGATCTCACAACAGCGGTTGCAACAGTTACAGAAGTAGCAATTTCGATTACTGATTCCGGCGCTTTTCTTTTAGCAACCGTAGGTGAACCTGACACTGCGACTGAAGAGACTCGAACAAACACTGTTCAGAACAATCAAGAAGACCGAATTAGCAACCTGGAAAGAAACGAACCTACAGGTGGCGGATCAGGCGGCGGCGGCGGTTCGGTTGGGTTCTACGGATCTTTCTATGACATGACGGATCAGCCACTTGCTTCCGTGACGGCAGCACAGGTCATCGCAATTGGAACAACAGCCGAAGCAATTGGCGTAAGTATCACAAGCGGAAACCGAGTTCTTTTTGCTAATTCCGGAACTTACAGTTTGACTTTTTCAATCCAGATCACAAACGTTGGAACCACTGTTGCTAAGTCTGTTTTCTGGGTAAGAAAAAACGGAGTTGACTACGCCGATTCGGCGACTGAGATGGATCTCCAACCGCGTAAAGGTGCAGGTAATCCTAACCGTCAGGTCATAACAATAAACTATGTTGCCACCGCTGCCGCAGGAGATTATGTCCAAGTTTACTGGGCCGGAGATAGTCTAAGTCTTACTGTTGAAGCTTTGCCCGCCGGATCATCGCCAGTTTACCCTGCAGTGCCTTCGATCATCCTGACGGCGACCCAGGTCGGCAATAGCGGATTAGTTGTATCCCCAAGCGCTCCGACTTCGACAGGAGTTCTTTGGTTAGACAGTGACGCTCCTTCTGACATTCCCGTTCCAACTGGCGGAACTGCAGGTCAAATGCTTACAAAGATTGACTCTACAAATTACAACACGCAATGGGTTACTCCCCCAAGCGTTCCTGTAGGTGGCACGACTGGGCAGGTTCTTACAAAGATAAACGCCACAGACTACAACGCAAACTGGCAAACTCCGGCAACGCCAATTACACCAGGTCTTGTTCCAATTATTCCGACCAGCGTCACAACAGTGTCAGGATCAGCTTCAATAAATTCAACTACAGGTTTGATAACTTTCACGGGAATTACCACTCTACATGTCAATGATGTTTTTTCCTCCAACTATAATCATTACAAAATTCTTCATGTTTCATCTGGCGCAACCGTAAACACTGAAGTAAACATGCAGATGAGAGTATCTGGAACTAACTACACAACCTCTAATCAAAGAAGTCACGGAATTTATTACCAAAGCTCGGGCGGCGTCACGATAGCTGGCGGAACGGCTAGACCAAATCTGCTACTTGGTTGGACAGAGGGCGCAGCTAATAGCATGAACTCACATAGCGTTGAAGTTTTCAACCCTTTCAATACGACTAGGACTACATACATTTCGACAACTACTTCTTATGTGAGCGCAGTTCTTCAAGGGGGCGTTCCAACTGATAGCTCTTACACAGGATTTTCTCTAACTATCACTGGAACTCATAGCGGAACAGTAAAGGTTTACGGGTACAACTAATGGCGCAACTAAAGTATTACGACACAGCCACTTCAACCTGGTTGCCGATCCTAGTTGGAGCTAAAGGCGAAACAGGAAACACCGGTGCGACTGGACCTACCGGCCCGCAGGGTCTTCCTGGAACTTCTACAGTAAACGTCACATCTCCGATCCTAAACACAGGAACAACAGCTGACGCAATTATTGGACTCAATCAGGGCGGACTTCAAAACGGAGTAAATCTTGTTTTGAATAGCGCCTTTGACATCTGGCAGCGAGGCAACAGTTTTCCTTTTGGCGCACAACTTTACGGCGCGGATCAGTGGAAGGTTGCAAGAACTTCGGCCGCCTCAGGCGGAACAATGTCTCGCTCAACAACTACTCCAACAGATTTTGAATTTGCTACAAACATAATTAGAGACTCAGGAAATACTTCAACTAATGCTTTAGTTCTGACTCAAAATTTTGAGAAAGCTGGACTTTGGCTTAGAGGCAAAACTGTCACACTTAGCTTCTACGCAATTAGAGGGTCTAACTTTAGCGCGACAGGCAACCTAGTAAATTTTGGAATTGTCTCATCTAGCGTGGCACCTAGCGCGGTTGCTTATTCAACTAATGGAATTTACTTATCTTCAAACGCTAACTTTTTGAGAACAGACACTGATGTTGCTATTACTGGAAGCTGGACAAGATACTCAGCTACTTTTACAGTTCCAACAACTGCAGATGCTTTGCAAATCTTTTTTCTTTACTCACCAACTGGAACCGCTGGCGCTAACGACTTCTTTAGAATCACTGGAGTCCAGCTTGAAGTTGGAAGCGAAGCAACTGCCTATAAAAGAAATGGTCCAAACGTTGCGGCTGAGTTAGCTTCTTGCCAGCGCTATTTTTATGCCACAACAGGAGCGCCCGCTATTGACTTCAACTACCAGACCGATCCAAATGGATTTGGCGCTTCATCGTTTATCAATTTTCCGGTGCTTATGAGAGTGACCCCAACCGTGACGCAAACCTTTACTAACTACGACAACGCCGTCAATAGCGGAATTATCTCACCCTCACCCTTAGGTTGGGTCAGTAGAGGGTATAGAGGCAACGGAAGCTTTGGATACTTTAGATACGGAACTAGCTTTTCAGCATCGGCGGAACTATGAAATACATGAAAATGGCACAAGTCTTTCCTAATGGAAAAACAATCTATGAGGAATCAGTTGTCAGATTATCTGATAAAGCCACTATTCCTTTTGCTGAAGGTAATAAAGATTATGCTGATTATCTTGATTGGCTACATAAAGGAAATGAACCTATTGAATTTGACATTCAACTATTGCAGGAAGAAATCTAATGGCTGAAGAAA